TAGATGATTACAAAGAAAAAGTGTCTAACTATGATAATCAGATCAAGGAACTAAATACAAAAATAGAAACTAATTCAAAAGACTTAGAAAACTATGAAAAGCTAACAAACGAAAACAAGGACTTAAAAGCTCAGTTGCAAATGGGTGATAGTAATGTAAAAAAAGAGTTCAGAGAGTTTGTTACTGAAAAAGTTATGTCACAAGTAAATGATGACAATGACTTTGCAAGTGTACTTGAAAGTTATAAAAAAGAGAATCCACAATTTTTTGGAGGATCAGAAACTAGAATAGTACAAACATCACCTGTATTAGGTGGGGGTGCAACTGCACCACAAACAACAAATAGCATTATGAACGATATTTTACGTAGTGCAAGTAATGAATAAAAAAATAGAAAGAAGGAAAATTAATTATGGCAGGAACAAGTGGAATTGCTAAAACTGATGTTGAAGCTCTAATTGAAACTCAAGTTGCAAACGAGATTTTCCAAGGTGTTACAACAGAAAGTAAAGCATTATCAATGTTCAGACGTTTACCAAATATGACATCTGATAAAACTAAATTAAGAGTATTAGATAGTTTACCAGTTGCATACTTTGTTGACGAAGAAACAAACAATGGACGTAAAAACTTAACAAAACAAGCTTGGGCAAACAAGTATATTAATGCCGCCGAATTGGCAGTAATAATTCCTATTAAGGAAAACCTATTAAATGACGCAGATGTTGACTTATGGGCAGAAATTAGACCTAGAGTTGTAGAAGCATTTGCTAAGAAAATTGACGACGCTATTTTCTTTGGTACTGACAAACCAACAGATTGGATAGATGGATTAGTTCCAACTATTGCAGACTTAGGTGCAGAAGTAACTGAAACAGGAAATGGTCTATATAGTGACATCAATGATGTTATGACAAAAGTTGAAGAAAGTGGTTACAATGTAACAGGAATCTTAGGTGGAGTTGGACTAAAAGGAAAATTCCGTATGATGACAGATACAACTGGTCAACCATTAAATACAACTGAAATTGGATCAATTCAAAGATACTTTATGGACAATGGTGTTTGGGATAAATCAAAATCTACTTTAATAGCAGGTGATTTCAAACAAGCGGTATATGCAATTAGACAAGATGTATCATATAAAGTATTAACTGAGGCAGTTATTCAAGATCCAAGTGATGGCAGTATCTTATACAACCTAGCTCAAGAAGATATGGTTGCTTTACGTGTCACAATGAGATTAGGATGGCAAATACCTAATGGTGTAAATGCCTTAAATGAAACTGAAACACGTTTCCCATTTGCAAGTTTAAAACCTGCAAGTGAAGAATCTGACGAATCAGATCCTAACTTATAGTAAAAAAAGGAGGGCATTATGGACTTTGAAGGACAATATCTAACTTATCAAGAATATCAAGAGTTAGGAGGTAACCTTGACCAAATGCCTTTTAATTTACTTGAGTACGAGTTAAGAAAAAGGTTAGATTTATATACAAAAAGAAGATTAGTTAATGAAACTAATATTCCTAATGAAGTAAAAATGTGTATGTTTAAGATGATTAATGATGTTAATAAATATGCAAGTGATAGTGGTATTAATATGAATTACACACAGGAAACAACTGATGGGTATTCAATAACATATGCAGGACCACAAGCTATAGAGCAGTTGATCGGCGCAAAACAATTTGAATTAAATGATACTATGATGAATTATTTATATGGACTTAAAGTCAATGGAGAACATCTAATATATAGAGGTTAAAATGATAGTTAATAACAAATTGACCGTTTACCATAAAGGATTTGATGAAACTACTAGATTAGAAAAGTGGATAAGATTTAATTATGGTACAGATGAATCTGAAAATAAAATATGGTGGTTTGGTGGCAAAGGTACTAGCACTAACAAAGGGTATGAAAATGCCAATGATGTTCAAATAAGAATTCCTTATGATTTAAACAATGGTTTAAATATCAACAACTTTGCCATAGGTGATATTTTAGTAAAAGGATTTATTGAAGATGATATAGATGTTCAACAAGATTTGGCAGATTATGACATATATAATATAACAAGCATTAATAATAATGATTTTGGCAATTCTAAGCATATTCATTTGTCTGGTAAGTAATGAGTGTTAAGTTAAAACCTACATCTATGATTATTCAAGATTTAGGAATAGGACCTAATGGTCCTGCTCACGCTTTCTTTACTGAGTGTTGCAGAGATGAAATGAGAAAATATGTTCCCAAAGACAATGGTGATTTGAGAAGGGAAACTGAACTATATGTTGATAAAATTGTTTATACTCAAGAGTATGCAAGGTATCAATTTTATGGTATGAGAGAAGATGGCTCACACGTGATTAGCCATTGGACAACTCCTGGAACAGGACCAAGATGGGATCAAAAGATGATTTCTGCAGATATGCCAAAAATTGTTAGAGAAGTTAACAATTATGTGAAAAGAGGACACAAATGAGTGAGAATACTAGAATAGCTAAATTAAGAGAATATTTAATGGGTATCATAGACCAAATGATTCAAAGCACAAAGTATCAGATCAATGCAGATATGTTATCAGATAAAGTAGATGATTTTTCATTAGATAAAATACCAACAGATAAAGAAATTGAAAATTGGATTATAGGTGGTGGCATTTGTAGAGATTTATTTTCTCTAAGAAATAGAAAAGCTTATAGTCAAGATACAATTAACAATTTAAGAAACATTGGTTTCTTTGAAGAATTTGAAAAAATTATTAAAAGTAATAATGAAAACCATATATTGCCTGATATAGAAAATATAGAGAGCATAGAGTGTTTGAATTGTGGATCATTAAACAATGCAAATACAAACACTGCAGTTTTTGACATACAAATTCAAATTACATATAGAGAAAATTAAGAGGAGGAATATAAATGGCAGATTTAGTACCAGATGGAATTACTAAAGTAAATAGAAGTCAATTTCTTACTTATTTAGATACAACACCAAGTGCAACTAATCCAACTTGGGATATTCTAGGTGTAGGTGTTACTGATTATGCAATTTCTTATAATCCACAAGTAGATACTGAAAAGTGGATAATTGAGGACAATGCAAGAAATGACCATACAAGTAACCAAAAACAATCTAGTGTTGAACAAAAGATTTACAAAGGTGATCCTCTATTTGAGTTTGCAAATAATGGACGTGATAAGCTAAATTACAAAACTCATATTCTTGATATTGATAGATGGAATGGAACAGGTACAACTACCGTAACATACCCTGCAAGAATGAGTGATGGTATTTTAGTAGTAACAAGTGAAATGGGTGAAAATGCAGTTCTATCATATGAATTACATTATGATGGTGATGTAACTGAAGGAACGGTTACATTTGACGCTACTACAGGTGTTCCAACATTTACACCTACATCTAATTTATAAGATAAAACCAATAAAGGGGTTAGGGGTTAAATATGCCCCAACCCTTTTTTTATTAGAAAGAAAGAGAGTGAATTATAATGACAGACAATTATATTCAATTACAAGGTGATAAAGACCTATTAACATTAAAGATAAAAACTGATAAAGGGGAACTAACAGGTGAAGAATTAGTCTTTGATCTGCAGGACATAGAGTTGCCTTTGATTTATCAGGATATGTTATTTAAGATACAAAAGAATAAAGAAAAGTTACATAATGACTTTTTGGTAATAGATAAAAGACCAGACCTAAAGGGTAAAAAGTTATTAAGTAAAAATGATGAAGATAGAATCAAAGCTTATAGTGATTTTACTAATAAAATGGTAGAAACATATAATATGTTCTTAGGACCAAATGGAGTTCAAAAGTTACTAAACGGTAGGAAGCTAGGTTGGACTACAATGGCAGAAATAGATGAAATCATAGATAAGCAAATTGCACCACAATTAACGTTGACGGCAGAAAGTGTTGCTAAAAAGATAGTTGAAAAATACAATAACAAAGATAATGGTGAGTTGAAATAATGGACTATCCAACATATGTAATGATAGATGGGGAAAGATTTGATATAAACACAAGCTTTAAGGTTGCCATTGAGTGTGATAGCATTGCTAGAGATACAAATATAGGTGACCTAGAGAGAGCATTAGCAGTTATTTACAAGTTATTTGGTGAAAAAGGGTTAAATAGTCCACAACATTATGAAACATTGCTAGAAAAGGCAAAAAAGTACCTTTCTTGTGGTGAAGAACTTGAACAGGTAACAGAAGAACCAGATATGGACTTGTGTGAGGATTATGATTTGATAGAAACATCATTTATGAGTGATTTTCAGATAGATTTATCTACTGAAGATATGCACTGGTGGAAATTCCATAAACTGCTAGGTGGATTATCAAATAGTGATTTTGGGAATTGTTGTATTTTGAATAGAGTTAGGAATCTTAGAAATATGAAATTAAGTGAAATAAGTGATCCTAAAGAGAGAGCAAAAATACAAAAGTTAAAATCTCAATTTGCATTAAAGAGAAATGATCCTAAATATCATTTAACAAAAGAGCAAGAAGAAAGTATAAGAAGAATAGATGAGTTGACAAGAAAAAGGGAGTGATAAAGTGGACAATTATAGTGGTGTGGTGACCATTGGTACAAAAATGGACACCAAAGATATTGAACGTGAATTAAAAAATCTAAACAAAGAACTTGAAAGTTATGATAAAGAGGCACAAAAATTGCTTGAGCAAAAAGCAAAGTTTGATGTAGATGTAGAATCTTATGAAAAACTACAAGCTAAGTTAGAAGAAACAAAGTATGAAATAGAAGAACTTAGGAAACTATATCACGAAACAGGTGAACCTATTGATCTGATTAACTTACAAGAAGCAGAAGATTATGCAAGAAACATTGAAGAACAATTAAAATTACAAGTAGATTCATATGAAAAAAGCAAAACGAAAATTCAAGAAATAAACAACCTACTTGCAAAAAATCAACTTGAGCAAGAAGGAATAAAAAATAATTATCAAGAAGTATTGGGGTTACTTGACCAGACACAAAGAAAAGAGAGTGCTAGAGAAAGACGTGGTGCATTTTTTCAAGATATGGAACAAACTGCTCACGGTTTTACAAGAATGGGTTTAGCTTTATTAGGTTATAGAGGTATCTATGGTGCATTAACTAAAGCAACTCACTCTTATTTGGCGGCAAATAAAGAAACAAAAGAAAAAATGGAATACATCTGGACGGCACTTGGTAATATAATAGGACCAATAATAGAAAAAGTTTCAAACATTATATTAAAATTGGTTGGTTATCTAAATGTGTTTGTCAGAACCATAAGTGGTGGCAAAATAGATTTAACTAAGAATATGAAAAAAAATGAGAAATCTGTAAAAGACACTACTAAAGCAATGAAAGGTTTAAATCAACAAATGGCACAATTTGATGAGGCAACCAAGTTACAAGATAACAGGGGATTAGATAGTGGCACAAGTGTTGGTGACCTTGGCATTGATACTAAAACACTAGAAGATATTAACAATTTTGATCTGAACCCAAAATGGGCAAAAAAAATAGAAGACCTTGCTAAATTAATAAGAGATAATTGGGATAAAGTGGTAAGGATAGCGGCAGAAATTGGAGTAGTTTTTGGGGCGGCGGCGGTTGGCGCTTGGGCTTCAAATATTGCTATTGTATTGGGGGCGGCCTCACCACTAGCAGGTATCATAGGTTTAATAACTGCATTAGGACTTTTATATGCAGGATTAAAACTTGTAGCAAATGCACCTAGTTGGGATGAAATAGTAGATCAATATAATCAATTAATAGATGACTTACGAAATAAAGGACAAGAAGGTCCTAAAATAGAAGAACAAAAAAAGACTTGGGCAGAAGAAAATGCTACTCCTGGACAAGATCCAGAAAGAGCAACTGCTCAATTAAAGAACTATACAGGCAAGTTACAAAGCAATACTAGAGCTATTAAAGATCACAACAAAAATGTAAAAGAGGCAGGAGTTCTTGAAAGTGCCGCCTATTTCTTTACTAGAGATAATACATTTATGATTGGACAAGAAAGAGAAGAATTAATTAAATCTGCTCAAAGCACAAGTGAATATGTTGATAGAGTTAATACAATGATAGACGCTAAAAATATTACCATTGGTCAACAACAAGAATATTTAGATTGGTTAAGAGATGAAATACCTGCTTTAAAAGATATAAGAGATTCTTGGGGTAAAAACACAAAAGAATATAAAGCAGTAGATGATTTAATCAAAAAAATGGAAACAAGTTTAGATAACTATAACATTACTACTGAACAAGCTATTGCTTGGCAATCTCAGTTGGCGGCAGAAAGTGTAAAATCTGCAACAAAAATTAAAGATCAAGTAAATAGTGCAACAACAAAAGTTATAGATAGTATTAATTTAATTAATTCTACTCCATTACAACCAAAAACTCTTGAGATTAATACTAATGACATCTCAAGTGGTGCGCAAAAAGTTGGTCAAAGCATAGCAAAAGCATTTGGTGACGCTATGGCAAAATTAAAATTACAAATGGCATTTGTTCAAGGTGTTAATAACCTTACAATGTCTGTTCAAAAAGTGTTCACAGGTTTAGCAGGTGGTGGATTAATCAACTTGCCTGGTCCAGGAGTTCCAATAGCACCTGGAGTTGTAGGTGGTGAAAGAGCGCCTGAAGGTGTTATTCCATTTACAGATGAACAAGTAATGGAAACATTAGGTGAGGCAATAGGTCGTCACGTGGTAATTAATGCTAATATTGTTAATAGTATGAATGGCAGAGTAATAAGCAGAGAATTACAAAAAATAAATAATGAAAGTACATTTCAAACAAATAGGTAGGTGATAATATGTTTATAGATAAAAATTCAATAACTATAGATGGTGTGTCTTTTGGTCAATATTTAGTAAGTGTTGACTTTGGCTACTATAAATTGTGGGGAAAAGACACAGGCAGAAATTTAGCAGGTTCTTGGGTTGGCAGTTTAGTAGGAGTATTCCCAAAATTGACAATGCAATTTAGAAAACTAACAAAATCTGAAGTTGAAACCATTGCACCTATACTAGATAAAGCTTATCAAAGCACTACTTACTATGACGCAAATAAAAGAGCATATGTTACAATGCAAACTTATTCAACAGATTGGGTTTTAAAAAATAAATCAATTATAAGTGAAAACAAAAAAAATGATGGTTTTAGTTGGAGTGTAATTGCAAAGGAGAAAAGACAATGAAATCAGTAACAAATGATTACAAAGATCAACTTAAAGCTATTGGTCGTGAATATCAAGCAAGTATTACTTACACAATAGAAAATACTGATTATACATTAGGTAATGAAGACCTAAATGCAGTAACACCACACTATGAATCAGACATAATGAAATCTGTTATGAAACAACTTGATCTGGATTCAAATGTTGATATTCCTATAGGAACTGAAATTAACTGCCAATTTGGATTATTGGTTGGTAATAGTTATGAGATGTTAGATTATGGTAACTATATAGTTTATTCTAGTGAAAAACAAGAAGATGTTAATTCATATAGGATCATATGTTATGACAAGATGTTAAATGCAGAAATAGATTATGAGGCATTACCAATAACATACCCAATAACGGTTAAAAATTATTTAAGTGCAATAGCAACAAAATTAGGATTAACTTTAGCTACTCAAGAGTTTGTTAATGATGATGTTTTAATTGCTAATGAAAAATATTTAACAAGTGAAGGTGAATCATTAGGTTACACCTTTAGAGATGTTTTAGATGAACTTGCGCAAGTAACTGCAAGTTTCATATGTATAAATAATAATGATGAATTAGAAATTAGATATATAACTGAGGCAAGTAGTGCTACAGGTGGTGGCGCAACACCATTGCCAAGTGGTTATACATTATTGAGTTATATTAAAACTCCATATAATGGTGGTAATTATTACCCTTACATTAATACAGGATATAATATGAAAAAGGGTGATAGCATTAGTATTGATTTTATGGTTAGTGATGAAGGAGACCAAGCAAGTTGTTCATTATGTGGATATAAACCAATTAGTGATTATCATTATTATGGTGAGTGGTTGTTTTGCCAAGGTGATGGAACTACCGTATTTTGCCACGGAGGTAATGGCAATATGCAAGGTCACGGAGTTAAAACATATGGTCAATATGATAAAAACAAAAGATATATATATAGTGTAGAAATTGAAGATACTGGCCAAGGTGGTGCAAGTTATTACCGAAACATTAAAATGAAAGAAAAAGATAGTGACACAATAGTATTTGAAGACAGATACCAAACATTTCACGATTATTCAAAACCATTGTTTATTTTAGCTTTTTATAATGATAGTGGTTCTGGACGCTATGGCAACTCACGTGGTGCATATTTATATAGCGCACAAATTAAAGATGTTAATGATAACTTGTTATTTGATTTTGTGCCTGTGTTAGAAGATAGTACAAATAAAGCAGGTTTACTTAACTTAGTAGATAATACATTTTATACTGATCCATCTAATAGTCCTTTTGAATATGAAATTGCACCAACACCAACACAGGTTGAAACTATTGATGAACAACTTTTAAATGATACTAAAGTTGCATTTAAGAAAAAGTTTGGTCCTGTAAATAGTGTTGTATTGAGCAGATCATTAAACTCTGACAACATTTATAGAAAAGATGACCAAAGCATTGCAGAAAATGGTTTATGTGAAATTAATATTTCTGAAAATCAAATCTTGAGCAGTGATGATAGAGGCAATTTCATAGATGGCATTTATAATGAGCTTAAAGATTTAGAGTTCTATGAAAATGATTATGAAAGCAAAGGAATCACTTATCTGGAATTGGGTGACAAATACCAAGTTCAAATAGGTGAAGAAACATACCCTTGTGTAATGCTTAATGATGAGTTAAACATCTCAAGTGGTTTTGGTGAATTGGTACATACAGATTTACCTAAAACAGGTGAAACTGATTATAATACTGCTAGTAAAGATGATAGAGGTAAACAAAGAACTGAATTTATAGTTGACAAACAAAATGGAAAAATTGAAAGTTTGGCTAGTAGAATTGTTGATATTTCAATAGATGGTGCAACAACAACAAATAATCTGCAATTAGCAGGTATTACTGATAGTGAACCATTTTATATAAATGTAAAACCGATAGAAACTAATATTGTTGGTTTATCACCATCAAATAGTGTTTATCCGTCTGATGATTTGTTTTCATATTCACGTACATTAAGTTTTAAAAACACAACAACTAATGAAATAATTGAATATGATTTGCCAGATGACCTTTTATATTATGATGAAAATATTTATGACGAATTTATATTGGATTATGAAAACCAAGTATGCAAAGTAATTAAACGTTGTGAATATGATAGCAACTATAATGTGGTAGTTGGAACTACACACGAAGATATATATGATTACCCATCTATTAAATTAACAAAAGGGGATTATGAAATAAGTGTTGCTAATAATGAAAAGGCATATATTTATGCAAAGCTAATGCTTGAAAATGATTATACATCTCAAATGGCAACTGAAATTGTTGTTGAAAGTAAGATCACACAAACTGCTAATCAAATAATGGCACAGGTTGACCAAAAAGTTGGTGATGATGATATAATTGCAAGTTTAAATCTAGCAGTTGAAGATGGACAAGGTATAGTAGCTTTAAAAGGTAATTGTGTTACCATTGATAGTGATAATTTTACATTAGATGAATATGGCAATGTTGAAATGCACGACGCCACAATAAACGGAACTATTAATAGTGTTGTTCATCAAGAACATTATGATGAAGTTATTAATTTAGGCAACCCACGTGGAAATGGCAATGCGCTTGAATTATATACAACACCAAATAGTGTTGATGGCACTACTTGGAAAACCTATATTAATTCAGGTAATTTTGCTTTTTATAAAAATGATCTGTTACGTTTAGTTATAGGATATGGAAATAATATTGTATTCTTTAATCAATATAGCAATAAAATTATTGAATTAGACAATGAATATAACGAAATTAAGTTAAATAATTCTTATGGTCAAAATCAAATAACTCTTAAAGGATATAATGGTAATATTACTTGTGTTTCTTTAACACAAACATCAAAAGAAGAAAACAAAAAAAATATTGAAAAGTTTGAAAATGGATTAGATGTTGTTAAAAACACTGATATATATAAATATAACTTTAATGTTGAAAATGATGACACAAAAAAACATATAGGTTTTGTTATTGGAAACAATTATAAATATAGAGAAGAAATTACATCTTCTGATAATGATGGTGCAGACATTTATTCAATGGTGTCTGTTCTATGGAAAGCAGTACAAGAACAACAGGAAGAAATTGAAAAATTAAAAAAACAAATTAAGGAGATGAAATAATGGAATATACTAAAACAAATTGGCAGAACTCACCAAGTACATCTACTCCAATTAATGCCACTAATCTTAATAAGATAGAAGATCAATTAGAAGCTTTAACCAATGCAATATATCCAATAGGATCAATTTACATTAGTGTTAATAATGTGAACCCAAGCACCTTATTTGGTGGAACTTGGGAACAAATAAAAGACACTTTCTTGTTATGCGCAGGTGATACATATAGTGCAGGTGCTACAGGTGGTGCTACTGCTCATAATCATAGTTTGACAAATGGTTATGCTTTAATTGGTTATGATTGGTATAGTTCTGGCAACCAAAGTAAAATAGTAATACAAAGTAAAACACACAACTTCGTTGGTAATACGTATACACACGGCGATATAGGTCAATATGATAGTGGTTCACTTAATGCTTCATTTCCGGCGGCATTAGATGGTACTACTGATAATGCAAGTAATATGCCACCATATTTGGCAGTATATGTATGGAAAAGAGTTGCAGATCCAAATGAAGAATAAATTGGCAAAGTTAGTTGATCTGAAAAGTATTATCACAATAATTATTACAAGTGGGTTACTTTATGGATTCATTGTAGATAAAATTACTAATGAGCAATTTTTCTCAATAGCAATTATGATATATACTTTTTATTTTAATAAGAAAAAGGATGGTGAAGAAAATGAGATTTCCAGTAAATACAATTAATATTAAACAAACTTTTGGTAAACATAAAGGAATAGATTTTGGTTGGCATAGCTCAGTTGGTAAAAATCAACCTGTGTATGCAATAGATGATGGAGTAGTTATCTACAATAGACATCAAATAAGTGGTGGTTATGTTATTCAGATCAGACACACAAACGGTTATGTTTCTGAATATGGACATTTATTAAAAAATAGTCAAAAGGTTTTAGAGGGTGACAAAGTAAAAAAAGGACAACAAATAGCTAGTATGGGCGCAAGTGGTATTGTTTCAGGACCACACCTACATCTAGGTCTATATAAAGGTTCAGTTATCAACTATAAAGATAAGAGTAAGTTTGTTGATCCTCTAAAGTATTTGTGTATGTATGATAATCAACACGTGGTTGAAGATAGGAGTATTGTTCCTGCTAAAGATTTATTCCATACTAAAAAGGTTACTGCTAAAGATGGTTTAAACATTAGAACAGGACCATCTGTTGGTTATGCCAAAGTTAGAACTGCACCATATGGTTCAGAAGTAGAATCATTTGGTTTAAAAAACAAATGGAATATAGTAGATAACATAAGGGGTTACTACTGCAGTAACAATTATTTAAAATAAGACACAAAAGTTGTGTCTTTTTTTAGTGAGCAAAAATTGAGAAAATCTTTAACCTGTGGTTAAATATAATTAGCAAAAGAGGAGGGGTTATATGGAGAGATTAAAAGAACTTTTGCTATATAGAGATAAAATATGTAAGGATCAAACAATAAGTGATACACTTGCATATGATATTTTAGAAAACATTGATAATGAAATGCTTAGTGAATATACATTAGAAGAAATTGAATCAATGGAAAAAGAACTAAACTTGAAAAAGGGGGAAAATGAAAATGCTTAATCAAGTAGTATTAGTTGGTAGAGTAGCTGATGATTTAAAAATCACAAAAACTGAAGATGGAAAAGACACAATGAAATTATTATTAGGAGTACAAAGATGTTCAAAAAATGCAGAAGGAATATATGAAACTGATTTCATTACTTGTGTATTGTGGAATAGTATTGCTACTAATGTAAATGAGTATTGTAAAAAAGGTGACATTGTTGGAATTAAAGGTAGATTACAAACTGCAAAAGTTGAAAATGATGATGGCACTTTTAGTTACAAACAAGAAGTAATTGCAGAAAAAGTTACATTTCTATCAAGTAAAAGTGAAAAAGAAAAAGAGCAATAAAATGCTCTTTTTTCTTTACCTTATTGTAGGTAAAAAAACAATGAAAAAACAAAACATAGGTAATAGTTTTATCTTACCTATAAATTAATTATATCACTCTAAATAAGATTTGTGAATAAGATTTAAAAACTCATCTCTAGTATGGGTTTTTTCATATTGTGTTTGAAACTTTTTTTTGTACTTTAGTGCCATTTCTCTGTTTGAGTGGAACTTTCTATGGCACTTATTACATAGTGGCATAACAAACCCATTTTCCATTGATACTCCCCTTTTAGCACCTTCAAACACTTCATTTAATTCTATTGCTTGATTACTGCCACACTCAACACAATTATTAAGGTTTTGATAAATAATACTAAACCTTTGTTTTTGTTTCTCTATAAGTCTAGGAGTGACCTTTTTGAGTGTCTTTTGGTTCACTCTTTTTTGTTTGAACTCATTACATCTAAAACAATCATAAATGGTAACATTTTTATTCTTTTTTTTACAAGTTACATCACCATTAATTTTTCTTTTTGCATATAAACAACTCATTATAATCACCACTTTTATTGTAAAACATTTTTTACAAAAATAAAAGATAAATAATTTGTTAAAAAAGTATTGAAATTATTAACTTAGTAAATTATAATAAGAACTATCAAAGGAGGTGGCTTATGGCAAGAACCTACATACTTACAACTAATGATAAAAAAGATGTATTACCTTTTTTCAGGATCAAGTCAAAATTATCAAAATCTGAACTTGTAGAAAAACTAGGTTTATCTAAACCTGCATTAGACAAATATGAACGTGAACCAGATACTATCCCAACTTATATGTTTGAAAAGTTTGAACAAGTATATGGTTCTGAGTTTATGGATTACTATATGGACAATAAATTGTACACAAAAGATTAATAGGTAAAAGATGAAAAAACAATACTAAAGAATTCCAGGGGGTTAAGATTTGAATATTTTTGCAACAAAAAAGAGTAGCATTAGCAACTCCATTTGTTCAAAATTAATACAAGTTAATTGTATCACGGAAGGAAATAGTAATGCAAGAGAATCCTAATTATTATGCAATAATACCTGCAGAAGTAAGATATGATCCGACACTTAAAGATAAAGCTAAATTACTTTATGGTGAAATAGTATCTTTATCTAATAAGAGTGGATATTGCTTTGCCTCTAATAAATATTTTGCAGACTTATATGGAGTTTCACAAACAACTATATCTTTATTAATAAAGAATTTGGTTGAACGTGGGTACATAGAAAGTGAGATAATTTATAAGGAGGGTACTAAAGAAATCTTAAATAGGTATTTAAGAATAGTTAAAGAGGGGTATTTAAGAAATCTTAAAGAGGGGTATTTAAGAAAAGTTAAAGATAATAATACAAGTATTAATAATACAAGTATTAATAATAAAGAAAATATAAAAAGAAAGTTCCAAAAACCAACTATAGAAGAAATTGAAACATACTGCAAGGAACGTAACAATGGAATCAATGCACAAAAGTTTTTTGACTTTTATGAAACTAATGGTTGGGTTCAAGGCAAAAACAAACCTATTAAAGATTGGAAAGCTTGTGTCAGAACCTGGGAACAAAAAGAAAAGAAAGAAACT